GTTTAGCTATCGCAGCGAAACTTGGTCAAAAAACATTAGTTGTTACCCACACAACTAACTTAAGAAATCAGTGGGAAAAAGAGGTAAAAAAATGCTTTGGAATACAAGCAGGCAGAATAGGTAGTGGACAATTTAATATAAAAGCCCCTATCTGTGTCGGCAATATCCAAACATTGTACCGACGAATGGACGATCTAAAACAAGAGTTTGGGACATTGATTTTAGACGAAATGCATCATGTCAGTAGTCCTACTTTTACACGAATAGTAGACGAAATGCCTACTCGTTATAAGATAGGCTTGACAGGAACACTCGAACGAAAAGATGGTCGTCATGTGGTTTTTCGTGATTACTTTGGTCACAATGTAATGAAACCACCAAAAGAAAATTATTTAATACCAGAGATTCATATAATAAAATCTGATATTAGATTTTTAGACGGTTCTTTTACTCCGTGGGCGGAGAGGATTAATCACTTAGCCTACAATGAAGAATACGTCCACAGCGTATCTTTGATTGCTTCAAAGTATGCTGCACAAGGTCACAAAGTATTAGTAGTGTCAGATAGAGTTGCATTTCTAAAGGCGTGTGCTAGACTTTGCGGGGACAAAGCTGTATCAATTACAGGAGATATGGAATTTACTGATAGAGAAAAAGTAATGGAGCAAATAAAAGGAAATAAAAATATTTTATTTGGAACACAGTCAATTTTCTCTGAAGGAATATCATTAAATGACTTAAGTTGTTTAGTGTTAGGAACACCAGTAAATAATGAACCATTACTCACTCAGTTGATTGGTAGAGTTATAAGAAAAATAGAAAATAAACAAACTCCTGTAGTAGTTGATATTCATTTGAAAGGAAAGACTGCGGCGAGACAAGCTAATGCCCGAATGGGGTATTATCTAAAACAAGATTACGAGGTAAAAATTTTATGACATCAAAAGAAATTCAGCTAAATATAGAGGAAATGCGTAAAAGCAAAGTGTATTTAGCAACACCTATGTATGGCGGTCAGTGCCACGGACTATACACTAAGTCCTTAATGGATACTACAGCTGTATGTATGACTCATGGGCTTCATTTACAAATTTATTATATGTTTAATGAAAGTCTAATTACTCGCGCTAGAAACTATTGTGTCGCAAACTTCTTAAAAAGTGACTGCGATTACTTACTATTTATAGATAGTGATATAGCGTGGAATGCAATGGATTTAATCTATATGTGGCATTTATTAGCAGAAAATCCTGAAATGCAAGTTTTTTGTGCATTATATCCAAAGAAAACTATTGCTTGGGAAAAAGTATTACACGCAGCCAAAACTGGAAACTATGATGATAGTCCTACAGATTTAGAAAAAGTTGCAGGAGATATGGTATTTAATGCTTTACCAGAGGCATATCCAAACGGACAAGCACCTGTGTTTGAGCCAGTAAAAATTAAAGAAGGTGCAACAGGATTTATGTTTATACATAGGTCTGTATTTGAAGAATATGATAAGCACCACCCTGAAAGACTATACACTCCTGACCATTTAAGAGAGGGAGAATTTGAACGAGGTGAACAAATAATGGCATATTTTGATTGTATTATTAATCATCAAAATAGATATTTATCAGAAGATTATATGTTTTCAGAAACTGTAAGAAACTTTGGAGTAGATATATGGGCATTACCATTAGTAGAACTAATGCATTGCGGTAGTTATGTTTACCAAGGTAGTATTGTAAAAATGGCACAAGCTGGTGTTCATGCTACTCTTGACCCAGAGCATCTCGACAAGGTAAGAAGAGGAAGACTACTTGGGGTTGAGAATAAACAAGATGCTCCTAATCCAGGAACTTCAGATGGTACTACACCTGAGAAAAATAGTTCTTGACACACGCTTAAAAATTTGATATAATATATGTTACTATATGACTGGAATAAGATTGTAAAAATAAGCAAAGGAAATGTCAATGACATTATTCAAATCCTTCGTATTATAACTTACAAGATTCAACCTAAAAATTATTATGATAAGACTTTTAAGTTTTATCAGTATCGATTTGGCGGTAAGTCGTTCTTACTGAATCCGAAAGAATTACTTGAAGTCGGTCGAGCATGTAGTGATAAAGAAGTTGCAGAGTATGCAGGTGTCGCGTCCTTTCGCAATTATCACAACTATGTAAATAGTAAAGACACCACACTAGACCTTCTGGAATGTCCAGTTTCAGAAGATATTTTAATAAATAACAGACTGCTTGAAATAAAAGATGGTCGGATTCACTTTTGTTTCGAGGAGACATTGAGGAAAACTAATGGCAATAAATTTTAATAAAACCAAGGGCTCAGCCCAAAAAGAAAAAATCGATACTTACAACTATTCTAGTGGTGAGGATCATCATGTTAGACTAGTAGGTGATTTATTACCTAGATATGTCTATTGGATTAAGGGTGAAAACAACAAGAATATTCCTATGGAATGTTTAGCGTTTGATAGAAACTCAGAAACTTTCAATAATGTAGAACATGACCATGTTCGCGACTTTTATCCAGACTTAAAATGTGGATGGTCTTATGCCGTCCAGTGCATTGACTACGCTGATAAAAGTGTAAAAGTTCTTAATCTAAAAAGAAAACTATTCGACCAAATCATAGTAGCGATGGAAGAATTAGGCGACCCAACAGACCCAGTGACTGGTTACGATATTCATTTCAAAAGAAAGAAAACTGGTCCGCAGGTGTTTAATGTTGAGTATCAACTACAAGTTCTTAAGTGCAAACCAAGAGAACTTGAAGATTGGGAAAAAGACTTAGTTGCAAATCTAAAGTCTATGGACGATGTCCTACCAAGACCTACTGCTGATGCACAGTTAGAGCTTCTAAGAAGAATCAATAACGAAGAAGGCTCTGTTTCTGAAGAAATTTCAGAGGAGTTTGACGTATCATGATTGGAGTAGGTGAGAAGTTTCCTGCATTTACTTTGCAGGGTGTTAATGAAAATAATGAGTTTGTACAAGTATCAGTTACTGAGCATTATGAACCATTGAAACATGACTTTACAGTAGTCTACTTCTATCCTAAAGATTTCACTTTTATCTGCCCTACAGAAATTGCAGGTATGGATATATTAGTTGATGAAGCTAATGTAATCGGTATAAGTGGCGACAATGAGTTCTGTAAATTAGCTTGGAAACAAGATAATGAACTCATTGGCAACATCAAACACTCTTTAGCTGCAGATTGCGGTTTAGGACTGTCTTCTAAACTTGGAATAGTAAACGAAGAAGCAGGTGTTTGCTATAGAGCCACATATATCATAGATAGAAATGATATTGTACAGCACGTAAGTGTAAATGCACTTGATACAGGCAGAAATGCCAACGAAGTACTTAGAACTCTACAAGCAATTAAAGCTGGTGGATTAACAGGTTGTGAATGGCAACCAGGCGAGGACTTCGTTGCCTAGAAACGCATACGATTTTTATCCAACTCCTGAGTGGTGTTACGAAAAACTCCCTATTGATTGGAGTCAATTTAAGACTGCGCATGAACCATGCAAAGGAGATGGCAGAATAGTATCTTTTCTACAAAACAAAGGAATCAAGACTTCTTGGACAGAAATTCAAGAAGGCAAAGATTATTTTGAGTGGGATGGTGAGGTAGATTTAATCCTCACCAATCCACCCTTTAGTATTGCAAGAGAATTTATTGAGCACTCCATAGCGTGTGCTTCAACAGTAATCATGTTATTAAGAATTAATTTTTTAGGAAGCCAAGCAAGACATGATTTTTGGAAACAATTTACACCTGATGGGCTGGTCGTACTTAGTAAAAGACCTTCATTTACAGGCAGTGGAACTGACTCTACTGATTACGCTTGGTTTATATGGTCAGACATAAAACAATTACATGGACTTAGGTGGATTAAATGATTTTATTTACAGCAGATTGGCATATTAAATTAGGACAAAAAAATGTCCCCACAGCATGGGCTTGTGCTAGATATCAAATGTTTTTTGAACAAGTGCAAGATGCTATTGACGAACATAATGTTTCCTTACATATCATAGGCGGAGATTTATTTGATAGAGTTCCTTCTATGGATGAACTTACTCTTTACTTTGATTTTGTTAAACAACAAAAAGTAAGAACAATTATTTATGATGGAAACCACGAAGCAACTAGAAAAAATCATACATTTTTTAGTAATTTAATTCGTGCCACAAATAGTATAAATCCTCTAGTAGAAGTAGTAACAGAAACACACTACGAGGATAATTGGGCAATTCTTCCCTATGCGGATTTGCATAAAAAGAAACAAATAGAAAGCATCCAAGCAGATGTTTTATTTACTCATGTTCGTGGAGAAATACCACCTCATGTAGTACCAGAAGTAGATTTAGATAGATTTGATAAGTTTGATGTTGTATTTGCTGGAGACTTACATGCTCACGAGAATACTCAACGAAATATTGTGTATCCAGGAAGTCCAATGACAACATCTTTTCACAGAAGCGAAGTCCAAACGGGTTATCTAATAATTAACCCTAATCAAATGAATGATTGGACATGGCATAAATTCAACTTACCACAACTTATTCGTAAGACTGTGGAAGACCCGAATGAAATGATACAAACTGAATTTCATCATACTATCTATGAACTAGAGGGAGATGTACAAGATTTAGCTAAAGTCAAGAACTCAGAATTACTTGATAAAAAAGTAGTTCGTAGAGAGATTGACGCTACATTAAATTTAACATCAGACCTTTCTATTTCTGACGAGTTAGTTATGTATTTAAAAGAAATACTTAACTTTGATGATGAAAAAATTAAAAATATTATAGGAGTTTTCAATGATTATTCTTCAGAAGTTGAAATGGGATAATTGCTTTTCATACGGGGAAGGTAATGAAATAGATTTATCAAAAGACACCCTTACACAATTAGTGGGTACAAATGGAGTAGGTAAGTCATCTATTCCATTAATTTTAGAAGAAATACTATTTAATAAAAATAGTAAAAATGTTAAAAAGG